AGAGAAGAACACCTGCGGTGGCAGCCGCCCGGATGGATTGGGTTATGAGCCCGTCGTCCGGTGATGCTCTTCTCTGTTTTGTAAAAAGGACGGTACCAGCCGGAAGCAAGGGTACAAACTGGTACCTCCAGGACTACACACAGCATAAAGTTGTGGTGCCGGGTGCCTCCCGGTGCCTGGCGAAGGTTGCACACCAGACGGGTGGGTATCCACAGAAGGTCGACTGTCAGCCTCAACCTTAACCCGCGTGCGCTGAGCCGCATTCACCACAACGCTAAGGATTCTCTCTGGTTAAAAATACTTAGCTGTTATGTGCCTGCTTTTAGCCACATCAGGCGAGGTGGACCTGGTTATTCCCCAACAACAAGGATTCGGTTAATCTGGTTATCCCCAACAACGCAAAAGGAAAAGAAATGTCCGGTAATATCTACACGCTGTACAAATCCCACTGTGAAAATGTTGGAAAGTATCGGGGCATTGAAATCAGTGGGGTAGTGTCATCAGTCGAAATAAGCAAAGTGGAATCAAGGGCAACATTACTTACTCTTCTGGACCTTGTCTTACATGAGCACCGGAAGAAATTCGGCACTCCCTATAATCAGTTGAATGGGAAAAAGGCTCTGGTTCACCTTATTCTGATGAAGCATCACTGGATGCCAAAACAGATTAATGAGATGAAATTTGATGAACTTCTTCTTTCAATTCAGGATGAACTCACACTTGATAAAATAAGCGTAACCGCCCAGAAATTTTTAGATTATCGAGACTGGAGATCACAAATTCATCACTTTGATGATTTTGACGAAAATGAATGGGATCCTAATTTGTCTGCACAATATCTAAAGTAACATCCTGTGATAAAACCGTGATTTCCTGATCCAGTTTTTTTAAGGAGTCTATTGTTTCCTGTCGATAAGACAGCACTTCACGAAGCTGGTTTATAGCTGCCAGCTTCTTTGCCATCCACTCGTAAATTTCCTCATTTGTGTATCCGGGCGCGACGATTTTGGGTTCTGTTTTGTGCATTTCACACCTCCTCAAGTTATCAGTTACTTGTTGATGGGGACCAGATTGTTAAAGAGCTAAGCGTCCTGTAGGGCGCTTTTTTGTTGCTAACGAATCACCCTAGACTTTATATGCCCCAGGCGGCTACTTCGTGGGCGTCCTGCCTGTTCGTTATCTTTGATATAAAATCTAACTTAACTTAGTTATTATGGCAAGAGAAAACACCAAACTTTTCTTAGTTCGGTGCCTTAGTTAGAGAAGAGAGGTCTTAGAGTTCGTATTGAACTCCTTTGACTACACCAATGATAAGGCAATTACCATTGATAGGGATGTTGGGATACCGAGGATTTAATGGCACTAAAAACTTTTGAGGGCCATCGATGACTAATTTTTTTACTGTAGCTTCGTTTGTTCCATCAAGTCGAGCGATGACTATTTTTCCATGACGAGGTTCTGCATCTGGATCTACAATCACTGTTGCGCCTTCTGGTATTGTTGGGAGGCCATTAGGGTTAGTCATGGAGTCACCTTTAACCTCTAATGCAAATGAGTTATCACCAATCTTTAATGATGTATCTACCCACTTGTCCACTTCACTAAACACTTCTGCTGCCCTGCACTCAGTAAACTGCCCAGCCTGAACCCACGATATTACAGGAACTCTGCGCATGTTTGTGACGAGTTTGCCTTCAAACTCAGCACCATAAAGAATGTAATCTATTGACGTATTGAAGAACTTCGCTAATTTCGAAAGTGCCTCCCCACCAGGGGTATTGATGTCTTTCTCCCAGTACCCCACAGCAACGTCGCTTACTCCACAAAATTTACCCAATTCTTTCTGGGACGTTCCGGTAACTCTTCTCAGAGCTTTTATACGCTGACCAACCGTTTCCATAGGAGCACCATTTCTTGAATTGCTAAGTAATCTTAGTTTTTATTGACCAAAGATAGATTTGTAATTAGCATCTAATAAAACTTAGTTTGGAGGGCGTATGACAACTGACGATATCGAAAGCTACTTCGGCAGTATTGAGAAAGTTGCTGCTTTTTTCGGCATAACAACTGAAGCCGTTTATCAGTGGCGAAACCGTCCGGGCCAGTTAATTCCAAAAGGACGTGCAGCAGAAGCTGCATATAGAACTTGCGGACGGTTGCCATTTAAACCTGAGCTTTATGAAAAATCTAATGGATAAATCGATTAACAGAAACCACAGAACGATGAGGCTAACCGTGGGTAAGCATCACTGGAAAGTAGAAAAACAGCCTGAGTGGTACGTGAAAGCTGTCAGAAAAACTATCGCAGCGTTGCCGGGTGGTTACGCTGAAGCAGCTGACTGGCTGGATGTAACAGAAAACGCATTATTTAACCGCCTTCGTGCCGATGGCGATCAGATTTTCCCGCTGGGATGGGCAATGATTTTGCAACGTGCTGGTGGAACTCACTTCATTGCTGACGCTGTGGCGCAGTCTGCAAATGGCGTCTTTGTGTCTCTTCCTGACGTCGAGGATGTGGACAACGCCGATATTAACCAGCGTCTGCTGGAAGTCATTGAACAGATCGGCAGTTATTCCAGACAGATTCGTTCAGCAATCGAAGACGGTGTAGTGGAACCGCATGAGAAGACAGCAATTAACGACGAGCTGTACCTCTCAATTTCGAAGCTCCAGGAGCATGCAGCACTGGTCTACAAAATCTTCTGCGCTCCAGAAAATAGTAACGCCCGCGAGTGTGCAGCTCCGGGCGTCGTGGCGTCGATTGCTTCTGGTTGTGGAGAAACTAACGCATGAATAGTTTAACGGCAAATAACCGTTTGTCGCAACAGCTGGTGGTCAGCGTCGCTGAACACCTGTTGTTACGGCATGAATGCAGATTACCAAATCACCTGGCTGTAAGTAACCACAGAGAACTTTACCTGACTGTGGGGGGCGAGTTGTGCAGGAACTTAACCGCTGGTTTCGTGACGGAAGAGGACTTTATGTTCATGTTATTCGTTGGGAGCCAGAAACACAGCGCGTTATCTATCTTCGCAAAGACTACCAGCATGAGTGCTTTAGTCCTTTGTGGAAATTCAGGCGTGATTTTGTTGAGTGTGAAGGACCACCAGCACATTGATTCTGCCATTCCGGGACGTTACACTGTTCAGGCACCTTATAAAGCGGGTGTCGGGATTGGCGTCCTGGAATTGCATACGGCGACAATTGGCGCGTTAGCGTCTTTTTTGTTGCTACAACTCAGCTATACCCAAATTATGGTGGGCTGGGTGGGGGCACCGAAAGGTGCGCCGGTTTCCGTATGCGCCGGTTACGCCAACCCTGCTCAGTTCACCACCAGCGAAATTGGCGTTTCCGGTGGTGGAAGTTATCCATTGCATACGGAGGCTGCCATCATGGCTACGATCCCAACCCTCACTCAACCTGAAATTGCCATCGTTGATGGTCAGGCTGTTACTTCATCCCTGGCTGTTGCCAACTTCTTCTCCAAACGTCATGACGATGTACTGAAAAAGATCCGCACGCTTGAATGTTCCGCATCATTCACTGCCCGCAATTTTTCGGTGAGTGATTACACCGATTGCACAGGCCGCAAACTACCTTGCTATCAAATAACCCGCGACGGCTTTGCGTTTCTTGCTATGGGTTTCACGGGTAAACGTGCTGCCCAGTTCAAAGAGGCATACATCAATGCCTTTAACCAGATGGAAAAACTGCTTTCAAAGCCATCCACGCTGAGCGATGCCGCAGATAACGCCAGCGTGCTTTACTCCCACCTGTCGGTAATCCACAAGGTCTGGCTGCAGCAGCTTTATCCCATGTTGGCAAAAGCCGAATCCCCGCTGGCTGTAAGTCTGTATGACCGCATCAACGACGCGGCGCTACTGGCCAGTCTCATAAATTTGTCGCTGAACCCTTCAGAGGTAAGGGGGCGCAAATGATCCGGAATATTTTCAAACGGTTTACCAATCATACTTTCCGTTGTCCTCGTCCGGGTCAGTGGTACACCACGCCTGCAGGGCATGTTCTACGTGTTAGCCTGGTTGACCGTGAATGTCAGAAGGTGATTTGTGAACCGCTGGGCCGTAATTACCGCGTCAGTATGCCGCTTATAGCCTTTTGCTCCGGAAAAATGTTTAAGCGTCTGGGAGGTGTGGCGTGAACTGTTTTCAGTTTGTGTGCGGATGTGCTTTCGATAACCCGATTCAGCGCCTGATTATGTTGCGTGTTTTGATGTCGGGTTCTTCAGACGGTGAAGGCGAGAGAGTTATTGATCATCAGGTGCTTGCTGATTTCTGCTGTTGTTCTAAGCAAGCGATATTCAGGGAAACCCTGGCACTGGAAAGAGCTGGTTATCTTCATATCCGAAAAATTGCAACGCTTACTATTGATGCAAAAGCCAGACTACAACCTGCGCGTGGCTACACAATTCTCATGCCGCGGAAGGAGGTTGTATGAGCCGTTACGCCCCCACACCGGAAGTTATGGCTATTGGTCAAATTAATATTTCCGGCAATGTTACACCTGCGACCTGGTGGAAATATATTCGACTACCCAGTGGGCGTCCGGATGCGACGGCTATCGCTCTGCTTTCAGAGATCGTTTACTGGTACCGCCCGACAGAGGTCAGGGATGAGCACACCGGAGCGTTGCTGGGATATCGCAAGCGTTTTCAGGGCGACAAACTGCAAAGAAGCTACCAGGCGTTTGCTGAGCAGTTTGGTTTCGGGAAAAGGGAAACCGCAGATGCGCTGAAGCGTCTCCGTGATGCCGGGTTTATTACTCTGGATTTACGCACGGTGGAAATGCTCGATGGGGTGAAATGTAGCAATATTTTGTTTGTCGGGATCAACCCACAGGCAATTGCGGCCATCACCACACCTTCTTCTGTTTCGCCAGAAAGTAACAGCAATAATGCAATCAGCGATACAGCTATTACGTTAAAACGGAACACCCCCCGACGTCGTAACGGAACAGGGGATACGCCGAATGTTGATACAAATACAGAGATTACTACAGAGATTACAACGGAGACTAAAAACACTATTGGCGCATCCGCTGACGCGTCTGCACCAGCGCGTTCTGCCCGACAGGAATATTCACCGGAATTTGAACAGGCCTGGCAGGAATATCCCAAACGTGCTGGTGGTAATTCAAAATCCGCCGCTTTTAAAGCCTGGAAAGCCCGAATCAGGGAAGGTGTGACACCTGAAACCATGCTCGACGGTGTGAAACGCTATGCCGCCTGGGTGCGTGTCTCTGGAAATACCTGTACCCAGTTCGTGAAGCAGGCGTCGACGTTCTTTGGTCCGGATCGTCATTTCGAAGAATCCTGGGAAGTTCCTGCGGTATCTGCAGCCAGACGCGAGGACCCGTACTTCAAAGCCAGTTACGACAACGTGGACTACAGCCAGATCCCGACAGGATTCAGGGGGTGATCATGAGTCTGATGAACGATGTACAGAAATTCATTGAAGCCCATCCGGGGTGTACTTCAGGTGACATTGCGGATGCTTTTGCTGGTTACTCACGACAGTGCGTTCTGCAGTCAGCAAGCAAGTTACGTCAGAGTGGCCGTGTGGCTCACTGTTGTGAAGGGAAAACACGCAGACATTTCCCACACCAGGCTGAGATATCGCAGGAGGAGAAACTGCAACCTGTTCTTGAAACCATACCTGTGCGCAATTTCTATGTCGGCACTAACGATCCCCGGGTGATTTTGTGCCTGACCCGCCAGGCGGAAGAACTGGAGTCCAGGGGCTTATACCGTCGTGCTGCAACCGTGTGGATGGCGGCATTCCGTGAAAGCCACTCCCAGCCAGAACGAAACAATTTTCTGGCGCGTCGTGAGCGGTGCTTACGGAAAAGCAGAAAGCGCGCTGTAGCGGGTGATGAGTGGTATCTGTCAGGGAATTACGTGGGGGCTTAATGAGTAATAAATATTGCCAGGCGCTGGTGGAACTACGGAACAAACCAGCCCATGAACTGAAGGAAGTGGGCGATCAGTGGCGCACGCCGGACAACATTTTCTGGGGAATTAACACCCTGTTTGGCCCGTTTGTTCTGGATCTGTTTACTGACGGTGATAACGCCAAATGTGCCGCGTATTACACGGCGGAAGACAACGCGCTGGCACATGACTGGTCAGAACGTCTTGCGGAGCTTAAAGGTGCTGCCTTTGGTAATCCCCCGTACAGCCGCGCCAGTCAGCATGAGGGACAATACATCACCGGCATGCGTTACATCATGAAGCATGCCAGTGCCATGCGTGATAAAGGCGGGCGCTATGTTTTCCTGATCAAAGCGGCCACCAGCGAAGTGTGGTGGCCGGAAGATGCAGATCATATTGCTTTTATTCGCGGGCGTATTGGTTTTGAACTGCCAGCCTGGTTTATCCCGAAAGACGAAAAGCAGGTGCCAACAGGTGCTTTCTTCGCTGGTGCTATTGCTGTTTTCGACAAGACCTGGAAGGGAGCGGCAATCAGCTACATCGGGCGCGATGAACTTGAGGCATGTGGTGAGGCATTTCTGGCGCAGGTTCGCCAGCAGGCGGAAAAACTGGTCAGGGAGATGGCGGCATGACGACATTAACTCAATGCCAGCAGCAGGTGCTGGATATGCTGATTTCTTATCAGAAAGAACGTGGCTTCCCGCCAACCAATCAGGAGGTGGCAACCATGCTGGGATACCGTTCGGTGAATGCAGCGGTGGAGCATCTTCGCGCACTGGAGAAAAAAGGTGTCATCACGATAAAGCGTGGCGTGGCCCGGGGTATCACTCTTCATACCGCGGTGAAGGACGACGACAGCGAGGCGGTCGGGATTATCCGCGCCCTGCTTGCCGGTGAGGCAAACGCCAGGCTGCGTGCAGCCCACTGGTTACATGAGAGGGCCTGAAAGTATGAAGCTAATACTGCCTTTTCCGCCCAGCGTGAACACGTACTGGCGACACCCCAATAAAGGGGCGTTTGCTGGTAAGAGCCTGATAAGCGCGGCGGGGCGAAAATTCCAGAGCGCGGCGTGTGCAGCAATAGTTGAGCAGTTACGTCGTCTGCCGAAACCAACGTCGGCACCTGCTTCAGTGGAGATCGTGTTGTTTCCTCCGGATAACCGGATCCGCGATCTGGACAACTATAACAAGGCGCTGTTTGACGCCCTGACCCACGCGGGTGTGTGGGAAGACGACAGCCAGGTGAAAAGAATGCTGGTGGAGTGGGGACCGGTTATCCCGGAAGGGAAGGTCGAGATCACTATCAGTAAGTACGAAAAAGCGAGTTGCAAATTAGCAACTCGGTAACGGAATTGAGCAACACCCTAAATTTGGGTATTACCTCGTTAAAGATACTGTATTTATGAAGAGTGTATCCTTGATAACTATTAAAAATCGCAGTAAGTTCATCCTGCATCAACGAAAAGGGAGTGCAGTCCCGCTCGTGGATAAAAATTTGTGGAGAAACCAATGAATCAGTTGCTTGTAATTGATGGCGTTTCTGTGCGCCAGTACTTCGAATCTAACTACTGTCTTAACGACCTTCAGAAAGCTGCTCTTCTTGCCGCTGGTGAGAATCGCTCCTCCCGTTCGCTGGAAGTTCACGAGTTTATGCGTCGTCCTGAAACGAAGGCTCTTGTGGAATTATTGGAAGAAGAAACTACGGGAGATTCCCGTAGTATTCCTGTCATCACCATTCAGGGGCGCAATGGTGGGACGTATGTCTGTAAAGAGCTGGTCTATGCATATGCAATGTGGATCAGCCCGGCATTCAGCTTAAAAGTGATACGTACTTTTGATGCGCTTCATAATTCATCACCAGAAGAAACCACATCCGACAAAATTAAATCCGGGGTCATTCTGCTTGAATCAGCAGCAAAGACTCTAAATCTGTCAAACTCCTCGAAACTTGGTGCATACCAGAAATTATCAAAGGTAGCTGGTCTTCCTGAACTTATGCCGATCTATGCCATTGATGCACCTGCTGATGCGCCAGATGGTTCAAGCCGCCCTACGCTGTCGCTGAGTGCACTGCTGAAGCAGTATGGTATCCGCCTGACGGCTAATCAGGCATATCACCAGATGGCGAAGCTGGGGATCGTTGAACAACGCGAACGATACAGCCGTACCGCGATTAACAACATCAAAAAATTCTGGTCGCTGACAGCGAAAGGCTGCATGTTCGGCAAGAACATCACCAGTCCTGCAAATCCGCGCGAGACGCAGCCGCATTTCTTCGAATCCCGATTCCCTGAGCTGTTAAAGCTGCTCGATACCGTTCATTGAGGTGACCGTGAGAGCACTACTGACCCCTGAAATCGCCCCGCGTATGGGGATCGTATTGTTCAGGCCAGGTTCAGAGCTGATGCCCCTGTTTATGCAGGGGCGTGTCCTGCTGGAGCCTGAGCCGGAACGTTATTCATCTTTTGCCAGTGGTGCCGTTCCGGCATCATCACAACCGCTGGCGGATGATCCTGCCGTTCGGGCCGTGTTCCGCCATGAGGCGGTGATCCGTCGTGCTGGTGGCGTGGAATGCCTTGAGAGCTGGTTACTTCGTGAAAAGGGCTGTCAGTGGCCTCATTCCGACTGGCACAGCGAGAACATGACCACAATGCGGCACGCGCCAGGCGCAATCCGTCTGTGCTGGCACTGTGACAATCTTCTCCGTGACCAGTTCACGGAACGGCTGGAAGCAATGGCAACGGATAACTGTGCCCGCTGGGTGTTGTCTGTTGTGCGCCGTGATCTTGGTTTTGATGACAGTCACGTTGTGACAATGCCGGAACTGTGCTGGTGGCTGGTTCGTAATGACCTGGCGGATGCTTTACCGGAAAGTGCAGCCCGTAAGGCCCTGAGATTACCGAAGCCTGTTTTGCCGTCTGTCACCCGGGAGAGTGACCTTGTACCTTCGGTTACTGCCACCAGTATTATCCGGGATAAAGCGAAAAAGGTGCTGGCGCTGAAAGTGGATCCGGAGTCGCCGGAGTCTTTTATGTTACGCCCCAAACGTCGTCGCTGGGTTAATGAAAAGTACACTCGCTGGGTTAAGACGCAGCCGTGTGCATGTTGTGGAAAGCCAGCTGATGATCCGCATCATCTGATTGGTCACGGCCAGGGTGGTATGGGGACAAAAGCGCATGATCTCTTTGTGTTGCCTTTGTGCAGAAAACACCATGACGAACTGCATGTGGATACCGTGGCATTTGAAGAGAAGTATGGTTCCCAACTGGAGCTGATATTTCGTTTTATCGATCGCGCACTGGCGATTGGTGTGCTGTCCTGATTTTGTGGAGAAAGTTGATGCGTGATATTCAGATGGTTCTTGAACGCTGGGGGGCATGGGCGGCAAGTGGTAACACCGGGGTGGACTATTCTCCGATAGCTGCTGGATTTAAAGGCCTTTTACCATCCACCGCTAAACCTCGCCCGGCCTGCAGCGATGATGACGGCCTTATCATCGAAAACTGCCTTACGCGCCTGAAGAAGAAAAAACCGGACGAGTATTCGCTGCTGGTAGCTCATTATCTGCTGCGCATATCAAAAAGGCAGATTGCCAGAACAAGAAAGAAGAGCGAAAAGGCAATACGAATTGAGATGCAGATTGCTGAAGGATTTATTGACGGATGTCTGTCGATGCTGGGTGTAAGGCTGGAGATGGACGACTGGCTGCCCAAAAAAGTAAAAAATGATTAGCGCGGTCCGCAAAAAGTATGTCAGTATGTTAAGAGTGGTTACTACGCCACACAACTTAAACCCGCCGCCTGGCGGGTTTTTTATGACTGAAATCGCATCAGTACAGTAAACGTGCTGGTGGTGAATACCTGTCTTTCAGCTTGCTGGCTTTTTAGACAAGAGTTATTGGTATGTCACGTTAACCGGAAAAGGGAAAAAGACATGCTAAAACAGCAGGATATGACAGAAACCGCCAGAGTGGTGTTTAATGAATTAAGCGTTACCGAACCGGCGACAGTCGGGGAGATAGCGCAGAATACTTACCTTTCACGCGAACGCTGCCAGTTAATACTGACCCAGCTGGTTATGGCGGGTCTGGCAGACTATCAGTTCGGTTGTTACAGACGCCTTCCGCAGTGAAGGCTTTTTTATTTGTGGTAAATGGGCGGCTGGTGGGTGTGGTGGTTGTTGCTTCCCCGTTGCTGAAAAAGAAAGCATCAGGCGATTAGCAGGGTATCAGTTACCCGTTGAAATTTTTAAATACCTCACAATTCAGGCGGTTGACTGTTGTCTGGTTTGCGGGGAGTTTGTTAAAAGAAACTGGCATGGTGAATCCCCCTGTGCGGAGGGGCAATCAGCAACTGGTGTTTTGTCACCGACCCTTATCCTTTCTGTGCGGGTTCAGGTGCTGATACTGAACTCACCGGGAGGCACCCGGCACCATGCAATGGCACATAGCGCCACTCTCCAGCCCCTCTCCGGAGGGGCTTTCTTATGGACAAAAAAAGCCCGCGCTGGGAGACGCGGGCGGCAAGGAATAAACAACAAAACGTGAAGTAATATTTCAGCTGGCGAATAATATCCGACAGTAATCACTCTGCGCAATAGCGCGGCCTTTTTCGTATTGCGGGCTGTAGTCTTCCTCCTGCCATTGTCCTGTAACTTCCGGACTTCAGCCCGTTCCCTCATCTGACTCACAACATTATCCCGACCGGGAGGATTCATGGCATTTAAACACTATGACGTGGTCAGGGCGGCGTCGCCGTCAGACCTTGCGGAGCGACTGACTCAAAAACTGAAGGAGGGGTGGCAGCCATTTGGCAGTCCGGTGGCCATCACGCCCTATACCCTGATGCAGGCCATTGCGGCGGAAGGTGATGTCACCACACCGGTGGTGGTGCAACCGTCGGGTGATGGTGGCGGGCCATCCCACCTGGTTTTTTTTGGGGGGGGGCCTGCCGCTGCCGGATACGTATGATCGTCCTGACCCGCGTATTAAGCAACTGGCGCGTCGCAGCACGGTGACACCGGGCGGTGCGGCCTGTGCATATAACGACATTATTCCTGCAGACCATTGTCTGCATGATGTGCAGGACGTGAGTAATCTGAATCACCCGAAAGCAGACCTCAATAAAGGGCAGTATGGCTGTGTGGGGCATGCCCTGCATGTGGCCAAAAAACTGCTGCCGTTTATGCCTGCCCGTGCGGGGATCCTTCTTGTCCCGTGTGGACGTGGCGATTCGGGATTTACTGCGGGAGCAGAGGGCGCGTTTAATGAGGCGTCGGGTGCGACAGCGGGCTCTTCCCTGTGGGGGGTGGATAAACCGTTGTATCGTGACCTGGTCAGCAGAACGCGTGCAGCCCTGAAGAAAAATCCGAAAAACGTGCTGTTGTCGGTGATCTGGATGCAGGGGGAAAAAGATGTCAGTTCGGGGAGACATGCAGAGCACAATGCACTTTTTCTTGCCATGGTAAATAAATACCGTGCAGACCTGGCAGATATTGCAGACCAGTGTATTGGCGGGACAACGTCCGGCGTCCCGTGGATTTGCGGTGACACCACGTACGACTGGAAGGCGAAGTATGCAGTGCAGTATGAGGCGGTTTACGGAGGCTATAAAGGCAAGGCGGCGCAGAATATTCACTTTGTGCCGTTGATGACGGATGAGCATGGTGCGAATGTGCCGACAAACGAGCCGTCAGAAGATCCGGACATTATCACGGCGGGATACTATGGTGCCGCGTCACGCAGTAATGGTAACTGGACGACAGCCGATCGTAAAACGCACTTCAGCTCCTGGGCGCGAAGAGGCATTGTTTCAGATCGGCTGGCAGGAGAGATACTGGTGCGAGCCGGGCGTTTGCTGCCGTTCCTGAGCGGGCAGTCTGCACCGCTGGCGACCACGCCAGCCTCCACGGGGGATGCACAGTCTGGCTCTGCGGGTCCGACGCAACAGCAGGGTGCAGGTACTTCTGCAGGCGGTCATACTGAAGCCGTAACAAGAATGGTGGCCGGATATGATGCGAACAGTGGCAGTGGTGTATGGACAGAGCAGCAGTGGAATGCGTCCGGTGGTAAAGGCACTGTGACGGATGACAGTGGCAGGAAGGCGCTGCGACTGGAAAAACAGCCGGGTAAACTGACCTCCTGGAAGATGTTCCGTACTGTTGCGGTGGAGGAGGCAAAAAATCTTCTCAGTAAGGGAGGTGAAATTGCCGTGCGGTTTAAGATCCCGGAGGGTGTCGAACTGGTTAACGGTCAGTTTGTCTTTGGTCTGTACTGGCCGGTGTCGCAGTGGGCGTCAGGCGCGACAGCAAACAGCATGCTGGCGTCCTTCTTCCTTCAGACGGATGCATCAAATCTGAATCTGATGTACCACAAGGGGGAGTCGAATGCGCAACTGGGCACATTTGGGGCATTTGACCATAACTGGCATACAGTTGTTTTCCGCTTTGCGGGAAATAACAGCGAAAAAGTGGTGCCGGTGATTGATGATGCAGAGCAGTCTGCGTTTGACCTGGTGATGTGGACAAATGATGGCTTTACAGCAGATACGCTGACGCTGACAGATATCACGGGGGCAAAAGCGACGTATCCGGTACTGCTTGATACGGTCACAGTCAAAGTTAACGAAAGCCGGGCATCATCATAACCGGCAAAAAAAGCCGCCAGCGGCAGGAACGGAAGCTGGCGGAGGTAATCCCAATGGAGAATGTAAAGAAAAGATGCTTTCGTATATGGTTTTTTAAATGAAAACAGTTCTCATTGTCAACCATAACGGTAAGAAACTATGACATTTGTTCATCAGGTGATGCTGTACTTCTGTACGGCGGTCTGTGTGCTGTATCTTCTTTCGGGTGGGTACAGGGCAGTGCGCGATTTCTGGCGCAGGCAGATTGATAAAAGGGCCGCAGAGAAAATAAGCGCCAGTCAGTCAGCCGGAGCAAAAACAGAAGCCCCACTCATTCCGGAACAACCTTCTTAATAACCCCTTTCAACGAGAAAATCCTATGTCAGAAATAAAATCGCTGGTCACTGCTGAGGCAGTGAAGGAAGTCCTGCGCTCTGAAGAAGTCCGGAGTGCACTGAAACAGCAACTTCGGCAGAACCTTGAGGCGCGTCTTGATGCAGAAGTGGATGCCATTCTGGATGAATTGCTTGGTGCACAGCCGGAACCATCCCCGGAACTGCTTCCGGAACCACAGGCGGAAGATGTCACCACGGAAAATGGTGATATTCAGCCGGAGTCACCGGTGACGGATATGACAGACACACAACCCGAACCGGGCACAATGCTGTAACGGCGGGGCAGGGCCATCAGTAAAACACTGATGGCCTTTTTTATTTCCGGTAGCACAGGTCTGTCGGGGCGGGGATATGTATCAGATGGAAAAAATATCAACGGGCATAGCCTATGGTACTTCTGCGGGCAGTGCGGGTTACTGGTTTCTACAGTGGTTGGATCAGGTTACTCCGTCACAGTGGGCTGCTATCGGGGTTTTGGGGAGCCTGTGTCTGGGGTTCCTGACATACCTGACGAATCTGTATTTCAAAATTAAAGAGGACCGTCGCAAGGCTGCCCGGGGAGAGTGATTAGGTGACTCAGAAACTCCACTATGGTTTATCGGTAGCCGTTCTGGCGCTGATTGCGGCAGGTGCTTCTGCGCCTGAAATCATCGACCAGTTTCTTGACGAAAAAGAAGGTAACCACACCACGGCATACCGTGATGGTGCGGGGATCTGGACCATCTGCCGTGGTGCCATCATGGTGGATGGCAAACCTGTCGTCCCGGGCATGAAGTTGTCGAAGGAAAAATGCGACCAGGTTAACGCCATTGAGCGTGATAAGGCGCTGGCATGGGTGGAGAAAAACATCAGAGTGCCACTGACCGAACCCCAGAAAGCGGGGATCGCGTCATTCTGTCCGTACAACATTGGCCCCGGTAAGTGTTTCCCGTCGACGTTTTATAAACGAATTAATGCAGGCGATCGCAGGGGGGCGTGTGAGGCGATTCGCTGGTGGATTAAGGACGGTGGCAGAGACTGCCGTATTCGCTCAAACAACTGTTACGGTCAGGTATCCCGTCGCGACCAGGAGAGTGCGCTGGCGTGCTGGGGAATTGACAGATAAGCAGAATATTTTGCTGAAAAATGCGGTTTTCTCACACGGACGGATAACACGAAATCCTGCGAACTGACAAAAACTAAGTGAATAAAAGTAAAAACCCCGTTTGTTGGCTGCAAGCGGGGTTTTGTGTTTCTGACCTTGGATAAGGCAAGGGAGAACATGGAAAAGTATAAACGAATTCTGTTGAGGTTGACTATGAAAAACGGCCTTGAACTGAAAGCGCCTGTAACTGATGACATCAGCAGAGCACTGGCTTTTGCCATTAAGTGGGTGGCGGTCGGTGTTGCTGTGTCCCCGATGCTGTATGGGCTGGCAAAACTGGTCATTGCGTTGAAATCGTGAAGGGAGGATTAAGCATGTCAGACAAACTCATAACGCTGGCGAAGATCCTCTGTGTAATTGTCGGCATTTCATTTTCACTCATGCTGGTTGCCATTTTCTTTTCCACCGCCTGGCGAGTCCTGACGTTATCGGGACTGGTGGGGTGAAAGAGAGATGAGCCGTGTTCTGTGTGTGGTGATTATTGTCCTGGCGGGTGGCTGTGGTGCGCTGTGGCTGGCAACAGACCATTACCGCGATAACGCCATCAACTACAAAGCGCAGCGCGATAAAAAAGCCAGAGAGCTGGAGCTGGCAAACGCCACCATTACTGATATGCAGGTGCGCC